CAATTTTTTCTGCTACATACTCTCCACCAAACTGACCAGCAACCATACCAATAAGACCACCAGCTAGCGTACCAACTGCAGGGAAGAATGCTGTACCAATAGCTGCACCTAAAGCTCCGCCACCCCATCCTCCGATAAATCCGCCAAGAGCTTTTGTGAAAGACTTTTTAACTTCAGTAGTAATCTCTCCTCCAGAATTATAAAGAGCTATCATAGGTTCTAGGAAAGATAGCACTACTCCAGCACCAGGAAGTAGTTTCAATGCTAATTTAAATCCAGTTAGGTAACTCAATATCTTAACTGCTCTTGCGCCTAACTTTACAGCACCTTTCGCTAAATTAGCTACTGCGCCACCTTCTTTAGCTACTACAGCACCTTCTCTTGCGGCAGCACCGACCTCGCTACCTGCTGCTCCAGCCGCCTGTGCGCCATCCTGGGATAACCCAAGCATACCTCTAGCAGTATCTTTCAGACCACCGAATACGCTCTGAGCACCTTTACTGATCCCACCCTTTAATAGAGAAAATGCTTGCCCTGCTTCTGAAGCAACCTTTTTGGCTAGATTGATCGAAGGTAGAACGTAGTTAGCGAACTGTTGGGTAATACCTGAATTTTGAATTGCTGCTACTAATAACATAGGAAGCATTGAGAGTAAGAATGCGTTACCAGCACCCTTGGCGGTAGTTAGTCCACTACCAGTAGTCTTTGTGGCACCTTCTCCACCAAACCCTTTAGTAGACTCTTTGGCTGCAATCTCAGCACCCTGTTTATCTCTACCCATGGTTATAAGCATACTGTCTACGTTGGCAGTTAGCTTATCTATCTTACTTCCGATCAAAGTGATCTTCGTATCTAGAATGTCTACTCTCTTCATCATGTAAACATTGTTAGACGCTAGAGTCTGTTCTATCTTATCTTTAGAGACACCGCCAGCTTTTCCAGCTTCTCCAAACCAGATGCCTCTAGGAACAATCCCAGCTTCTTTGAGATACTTGGCTTCTAGAGCATTGCTGAACTGTGAGCCTACTCTATTGGAAGTTTGTGCTAAGCTTGCCATTTTATTGCTCTCTTTGACCTTCTAGGTAACCCATTAGCATTCCAACATATAAATCTCTTTCAAATGGTATCAGATCTTCTAGTTCTGTTATACTGTAGTTGTGGTGTTGTACCATATTGAATATGGTTTGATAATAATTATTAAGATTGTTGTGACTTAGCGCAGCGTAAAAAAATCCTGTAACGTAGACAATACGATTTCTCGCTTTGTTCCCTTCGAGTTTGTATACTCTACAGTGTGCTTGAGCTTGGGGATAGTGTCGAAAAACTCTTGAATAGCATCAAAGGTTTTCACGTTAAGACTATCAATGAACTCGTCTAACTCTTTAGGATCAGCTTCTCTTGCCTTGAAGATACTATCGCCGTCGTAGATAGAGTCAATACAGTCTTTGATAACAATAGAAGTTACTTCGCCTGTGTCTTTGTTTTCGATCTTATTGACGATAGTAGGACTTGGATACTTCATAATGATACCGACGCTATCATCAATCTTAATCTTCTTATTGTTCTTAGGATCGAACTCTACCTCGATTTTGTCTAGGTCGACATCAACTTCGTATGTCTTTTCATCTTCATGATCGAAGTACTTTAGCTTAACGATGTTCTCCACCGACTTTGCTCTGATCTTTAGAAACATGTACTCGAGATCGAACGTTGTAAGATCGTCGACATCAAAGTTTGGTTCCTGAACACAGTTATTGATGATCTGCTTCAGCGCATTTAGAATGTCTGTATCTGAACCGCTCTGTTGTGCGATCAGTAGAATCTTTTCTTCTCTTACGAGAAATGGTCTAAATTTTACTAGCTTCTTGATTGAAGGAATCGTCAATTCAAAGATAGGAATATTAACTTTAGGTAATGCCATAAAATAACTCCTTAGAATGCACTTGTAATCACACTTGCGTTGTTAACTAGGTTGAGAGCGTCTCCCACGCTCTGTGGTTTCTTGATAGCCATAATAGTTTCAGCTACGGTTCCGAGCTTTAGTAGAGACTGGAGAGTGGTAAGAGAAGATCCTCCTCCACCTTGCGTAACATTCCCTGGCTCAATTATGTAGTCGGTAAAAGAGAACTGCACGCCCAAAGTAGATATCTGATCGTTTGTCGCCCAAGATAGCGAAGGTGGGGATACTCTTCTCAATATACAATCTCTGAAGACATAGGTCATAACATTGTCTGCATACTCGTTATAGATAAAGACCTTTAGGTTGATGATGTAATCGTCTTTGTATGCTACCTCGTATGGCTTTGCTTTACTTGGGTCACTTAGATTAGCAACATTGTCCATAACTGTATTATAAGCAGTAAACTTACCCATGGAGCTGGCAAACCCATTAAAGAATCGTAGTGGGTTCATGGCTTCATTAGTAATGTAGAAATCCATATCTAAACCACTGAACACAGGTCTGAATGCAATACTCTCTTCTGGACCTGCTCCATATCTTCTTACGGTCTGCGCATTAAGATCTACTGCTGGTAGAGTAACCTTGTTGATTAGATAGGTAAAGTCTTTCGTTGGCATATTGGTTTTAGCGTGGGACATCTGTACTATGAAGAGATTGTTTTTAATCAATCCCTTGTTAAGTACATTTGCCTTAAACTCGTCTATGCCAAACCCACCACTAGCAGTCTCTACACGATTGCTGTCTAAGATATTTAGACCTAATGCGTTAGTGATAGAATTAAAAATAGACATCTTACTTTCCTACCATCTTTCTTGTGTCTTTCCAGACTTGAGTCTTTGTAGCCTTCTGGAAGTTCTCTAGTGGCAAGAACAAAGCAATATCCCATTCTACAGGAACCACATTGATAAACCTAGAACGTAGTTGTGTTGTCAGATACTTCTTTATACAAGGCTGGATATATTTATTGGTCGCTGCTGATTTTAATATATTATAACTGATCTTAAGCTTTGCGTTATCGTCTAGATTAGGATCATTGACGTAAGCATAGAGAAGATCCATCAGCTTGGCTCTAAGGACGTGCGGAAGATAGTGAAGATTGATTCCTATGAACCCATCGTTCTGCTTAGAGATTGGAAATATAAGAGGAAACTGGTCGTAGTATGGCAGAGTCTTTTTGTGCTTTGGGTCGTAGAGAAACATATACATCTTACCGACTTCAATTTTATTGGTAAGAGCATCTCTAGATCTGAGAAGCTTCTGCTCTGTGACGTCTTTTATTTTCTTAGCAGTATCACGAAACCAGTTTCTAGCTTCCTCGGTTCTACCAGGAATCTGACCCTTACGTACGCCATCTGCTAGTATCTTGTTGAAATAGTCGATTGCCATTTATTTACCGTAAAGCTCTTTCTCGGTTATTATTTGGAATTTCCAGCGTTTGTCTTTGCAGTACTCTTCAGCAGATTTCCACTTTGCTTGGTTAACTACATATGTTGAAGCTTCTGTGATGAATCTCTTAGTCTTGTTCTTTGGTATAGTAGGTTGCCTTGTTTGATCGAACGGTTTAATCTCTACCACGATAGTTTCATTCTTCTTCTTCACAACGAAGTCTGGAAAGTATCTATGCATTTTACCATCTATAGGAGACCTATATGGTATAATCAATTCTTCAGAACTCCAACCAACAATCTCAGGATGACTATCTAAATATAACATAAAGTCTAGTTCCCAGCGACTCCTAAATATTATGTTCGTTGGATTACCCATATACTTATTTGGATTTTTGGGAGTAAATTTACCTTTAGTCGCCATAACAATCTTTCTGTTTTCGTTATATTTATTCTATAAATAAACAAACTGCAATATTATAGGTAAGCTATGTCCTCAGAATATACAAATAATCCATATGTTACTCCAGGAAACCAGACTGCTGGAAGCAACATGACGACAGCTGCCACTGGTGGTCTCGGCTTGGGTAACGTTTACCAGGCTGTGGGCGGAGCACTAGGTAACGTAGGTTCAGCTTTAGGTTCTGCTCTCTCAGATGTAGGACACACTATTGGTGGTATTGTTGATGTAGTATCTTCTAAGATGGACAGCGTTATTTCTGGAGCAGAGTCTTTCTTCAGTAAAGATTCGCCAGAAAGAATATCTGCACAGATGTTAGCTAAGAGAAACTCTTCTCAGTCTAAAGCTTCAGCAACTCCAGCAGAAAAGATGAAAGCTAAGACAGCAGCTACTACTGGTGGTACTGATTACAAGTTTCCTCCTGATGAGCATCCATATATCTTCAAGATGAACTTCTTTAATTACCAAAGACCAGACGTATACAAGACAGTAACTTATAGTCCTATCGGTTCTGTAACTTTACCAATACCAGACAATATCATAGATAGTAACGGAATTAACTATGATTTCCCCGCTCAGGGAGAACTTGGTGCTGGCGTAGACGCTGTCATGCAGGCAGTAAATCTAGCTAAGACAGGAAAACCTGTGACGGCACCAATGGTTGGGGCTGCTGCTGAGAATAACATGTACGCTATGACTAAGAGTTTAGTCCAAGCTAGCATGGGAGAAGGTGTCGCTGATATTGCTGGGCAGCTACTCGGCGCTATACCAAACCCAAATATCAGTGCGGTGTTTAAAGGTGTTAACTTCAGATCATTCTCATATACCTGGAACCTAGTAGCAAGAAATCCTGCAGAAAGTAATGTCATTAAAGATCTAGTAAGATATCTTAAGCAGAAAGCTCTGCCAGCATTCGCAGGATCAGAAGGATCTGGTCATAACGTTCTACAGTATCCTGCTATTATGGAGCCTGCATTCTTCGTATCAGGAGCAGCTAACGAATATCTACCAAAGTTCAAGAAGGCAGTTATAACTGCAGTTAATGTAAGTTATAATGCTGGCAGCGGACCTTCTTTCTATGCTAAAACACATGCTCCTGTTTTCGTAGGTCTTTCCCTATCGTTCCAAGAGATCGAATACTTTACATCAGAAGATTTCGGTGGCAAGGGTAATGATTATCTACATGATGGTATAACAAATCTAGTAAAGACTTATGCGTCCTCACCACAACTTCCAGCTGGCGATAGGTAATTTCTTATGACAGAGTTCTTCAAAAAATTCCCTACTGTTAGTTACGCTAACTCTGTGGCCAAGAACATAATGGCTAGAGTTAATGTGACTCAGTTAGCCTTAAAGACTAGACAAGCATATTACTCTTATGATATGGAAGAAGGTGAGAGAGTAGATACTATCTCTTACAACTATTATGATAACCCAGACTACTTCTGGCTGATAGCTCTAGCTAATCAGGTCATAGACCCTTACTACGATTTCGCTATATCTTACGATCAGCTAAACAGTGTTATAGATATGAAGTATGGCAGCATTCAGGCTGCAAATAGAAAAATACTTTATTTTATCAATAGTTGGTTGACAGACGACTCAAATATTTCTACAGCAGCCTATGATGCTCTACCAGGAGGTAAAGAGTACCAGGACACACCTTGGGATTCAACGAGCCTATCAGCAAATCTTAAGAAGTATTGGGCGCCAGATATCGGCGCTAATGGTAGAATTATTGGATACGTAAGAAAGCAAGAGGATTGGACGATCACTACAAACAAGACAGTTCAGTGTACTCTTTCTTCTTCTGCTACATTCACCGTCGGCGAGCGTCTGATCCAAAGCTCTACGGTTATAGCTACAGTAGAGTATTCTTCTGGCACTACTCTTATCGTAAAGCATGTAGATGATACTATCGCACTAACAACAGTTATAGGAGAAGACTCTGGCGTTACCGCAACTGTTACAGCAGTCAACACTCTGGTTCAGAATATACCTGATGCTGAGATGATATATTGGAGTCCAGTTACTGCATTCGAACATGAACATAAAATAAATCAGGCTAAGAGAAGTATAAAGCTTCTAGACAACAGATTTGCTCAGCAAGCAACCACAGAATTAAAGAGACTACTAAAGTAATGTCATCAGAATATGTTTCGTCAGGCAGTATAGACATTAAGAAGTTAGAGATCACTTCTTACGATGGTAAGAAGCAGTACAACCTTATGTCTCAGGTAATGTCGTTTAGCGTCTATGAAGATACTATGTTCCCTGTTATACGAGCAGAGTTTAGTATTAACGACGGTATTGACTTACAGTCCTCATTCCCTATCATTGGTGAAGAGATCATCAACCTAGAGTTCAGTACTGCTGGATATGACTTGGTAAATTCCTATACGCTATATGTCAAGTCTGTAGAAAACCAGTCGGTATCTCCTGGAACTAAAGGCAAGACCTATACTATACGAGCTGTCAGTAAAGAGTTTATCTTCAACAGCACCCTACTGATTAACAAAAAGCTTAATGAAGAGTCTCATAAGCTCGTTCAGAGTATTATGAAAGACACTTTGCATACTACTAAGAATGTTAATATAGAGCTTACTAAAGGTATACAAGATATTCTTGTAACACAGATGAAACCTTTTCAGATTATCGATTTGATTCGTAAGAGAGCAGTCTCTAAGAAGTATGCATCTTCTTCTTACCTATTTTTTGAAAATAAAAGAGGATTTAACTTCTGTACGATCGAATATCTCTTTGACAACCTAAAGGGTAATATCAACGATAAGATATTCTTCTATGACTCTGCCGTAGACACCGACGCTAAAAATATGAATAGCAGAAACATTCTTGGGCTAAGGAACGTAAGTGCTGTTAATAACATAAAGAAGTTAGCTACAGGGTCTTTGAATAACGTATTTAAAAGATTTGATATTCTAACTGGCGATATTGTTGAAACAGTATACAAGAACTCAGATCAACAGTCTAAGTTCAAGGCTCCCAGTGACAATCCTATCGGTCTGAATACTACTCATTACGAAAGTATGTTCGGAGCTTCTGCTGCAAGAACTACTCTTGTTCCTCACTCTAGTCATCTACCAGAAAACTTTATAGCAGAGTCTTTGGGAGCAAAGCATTCTTTTGCTGCAAAGGTTTCTCAAAACATATATCACATACATGTTTACGGAGACTCAGCGTTAACTGCAGGAGACATCGTAACTATCAAGATACCTCAGGCAACAGGTGGAGTTT